TGATGCAGATACTAGCATTTATGTGGTCAAGTATTTTTGCAATTTTAATTGTTGATAGTGTTTGGGCATTTGGCATCAGTGCTATTGCTCATATGCTTTTCGTTGCAGGAGTTGTTATTACTGTTGCAACATTTAAAGTTGTTGAAAATAATCCAAACGCCTTTAACTTTGTTAAAGGTTATCACTCATATGGCAGAGGCAGAGGTCATGTTATTATGAGAGATAAAAAAGGTAATCCTTATAAGGTTATGTTACCTAAAGGTGATCCAGGTGGTGAGCATGAATAATTTTATTGATCCTAAGAATCCTCATACTGTAGGTAAGAGTATTTCTAACTTAGGCAATCATGTTTTACTTGCAGGATTTATAGGAGCAATCATATTTGTGGTTGTAGCAAGTTATGGATAAGAAGAAAAGTTTAAAGTGGGTTATACTAGATAACCTACCAACAATATGGGTTGGATTAGTATTTGCATTTGGTTTAATACTAGCGGCCAATCATGCAGGAGTATAAGATGCCAATACCAGAAAAAATTATTATCCCCGCAAGTAAAGATCCAGGCGACAATCACTTTGCAATAAGTCTAGTAAAAAGTGTTTTTAGATTTGTAGCAAGTGGACTTTTAGTTTGGGCAGGGTACATACTGTGGTCAGCAAATGAATATTCAGATATTTTTATTGCTGATTCCGGTTTCATGATAATGTTAGCAGGAGCAGTTCTGTTTATAGCAGAAGTGTTAGGAATTATAGAGGAGATTGTATAATGAAGGAAGGTCCAATGAAAGCCCACGTAGAACGTGATACTGATGGCGTTGTAAAACAAGAGTTCATTACGTATCGTAAGAGGAACGGTATGCTTGTAAAAGAAAGTACCGTAAGAAATTTTCAAAGCAACGGTGACTACAACGACAGTTACTACGATGAACCATTAGCTAAAATAAGTGATTAAATATGGCAGAAAAAAAAGTTTATTACAGTGAGATATTCCATTCCATACAAGGTGAAGGACACTATACAGGTGTGCCTACTGCTTGGATAAGATTTTTTCTTTGTAATTTACAATGCAGTGGCTTTGGTCAAATAGATCCTACTAATCCAGATACATATGATCTTCCTTTTTTAGATTATGATGTTAGTCAGGTAAAAAGAGTTGAAGACTTGCCTGTGTGGGAAAAAGGTTGTGATAGTTCTTATACTTGGGCAAAGAAATATAAACATCTAATGGGACAAGAAGTTCCTAGTGTATTAGCAAACAAGATTGTTGATATACTAAAGACAGAGTCGAACCCAGAAGGTAAGTTCTTACACCCTATGAGTAAACAAAGACAACACTTATGTTTCACTGGTGGTGAGCCTTTGATGGTTACAGGACAGTTAGCAAGTGTTGGTATATATGAAGAATTATTGAAACAAGGTAATTTACCCGAGTCGATGACTTTTGAAACTAACGGTACACAAAAGTTAAGAGAGCCTTTTAAAGAATGGGCTACAGGAATTGATCAAGAAGTATTCTTTAGTTGTAGTCCTAAACTGTTTACAGTATCAGGTGAAGAATCTAAGAAAGCAATTATTCCAGAAGTAGTTGGAGAATACAGACAAGTTTCTAAAGCAGGACAATTAAAATTTGTTGTAGGCTCTGAACAAAGACAATGGGACGAAATGGATTCTGCTATAGAAAAATATAGAGCAGAAGGTGTAGATTGGCCTGTATGGGTTATGCCTGTAGGAGCCAGAGAAGAAGAGCAAACTGCAACAGCCGGAGACGTTGCTAAACTGGCTTTTCAAAGAGGATATAATGTGGCGGCAAGAGTACACGTTTATCTATTCGGAAATGCAATAGGCACTTAGGAGGCCATTATGAGATTATTAATAGCGATACTAATTTTATTTACTGCGGTAGCAGTTTACACAGATGCGAATGCAGGCGAATGGCAAGACAAACCAATCGTTTGTGCTAACGAATCTGAAATAAAACAAGGGTTGGCAAATAGAGGAGAAATTAAACTATTTGAGTCAATCCAAATAACACCTGTACGTGATACAACTGGATTGTCAGAGATTCCGGTATATTTACCGCTGTCAATATACGTCAGTCCAACGACAAAATCATATACAATAATAGAGTACCATCCTGGTTATGATAGCTATTGTATTATTAGTTATGGCACGGATTGGACAATAAAAGGAAAAAACTTATGAAAGACTTTATAAACAAAGTTAAAGATAAGTTCGTTAAGAAAGAAAAGGTAGCAGAAACTACTGAAGAAAAAAGACTACGTCTTTTACAAGAAGAAAAGAAACAAGCAACAAAAGACAAGAAACCTTGGGTTGCAGTTTTGAATACTCATGTTAATGAAAAAGACATTAAGAATGGGTTTTTTGAGCTTGATTGGAATAACGAATTTATTGAACAACTACTTGATGCAGGTTATTCTGGGGAAACAAATGAGCAGATTGTTGATGCATGGTTCAAAACTATTGCAAGAAACATTTTGGAAGAACAAGGTTTGGATCCTAAAAGAGAAGCTGGTCATATAAAGATCAATAAACGAAAAGACGGTAAGACAGAAGTTAGTTGACATCTTGTTAATTCTGTGCTATAATTTAAACATAATAGTAAATTAAATAGGTTAATGTTATGAAATATGTTTTGGTAGATACTGCTAATACTTTCTTTAGAGCTCGCCATGTAGTACGAGGCGAATTGGATATAAAGGTAGGTATGGCATTCCATATTACTTTTAATAGTTTGAAAAAGGCATGGAATGACTTCGATGCCGATCATATTGTATTTTGTTTAGAGGGTAGAAGTTGGCGTAAAGATGTCTATGCTCCTTATAAACGTAATAGACAAGAGTCACGTGATGCACTGACAGAAGCACAGGCACAAGAAGAAAAAACGTTCTGGGAAACGTTTGATAATTTTAAGAATTTTATTACAGAAAAAACAAACTGTACAGTTCTACAACATGATGAACTAGAAGCAGATGATTTGATTGCAGGTTGGGTACAAGCACACCCTAATGATGAACACGTTATTATTAGTACAGATGGTGACTTTGCACAATTAATTAGTCCTAAGGTTGCACAATACAACGGTGTTAGCAATACAACTATTACACATGAAGGTTACTTTGATGACAAGGGTAAACGTGTAATTGATAATAAGACTAAACTAGAGAAGCCTGCACCTAACCCTGAATGGTTATTGTTTGAAAAATGTATGCGAGGTGACACTAGTGATAACGTGTTTAGTGCTTACCCTGGCGTTAGAGTAAAAGGCACAAAGAACAAAGTAGGCTTACAAGAGGCATTTGCAGATAAAAGCAATAAAGGTTATGCTTGGAATAACTTGATGTTACAACGTTGGGTTGATCATGAAGGAGTTGAGCATAGAGTATTAGATGACTATAATAGAAATGTAATGCTATGTGATCTTTCTGCACAACCTGAAAACGTAAAAGAAAAGATTACGACAACAATTAAAGAGAATGCACAACCTAAAAACATAAAGCAAGTTGGGTTGCGTCTAATGAAGTTCTGTGCATTATATGATATGCAAAGAATAACTGATAATGCTCAGGCTTATGCTGAGCCATTACAAGCGAGGTATCCTGTATTATGACAAGTTTAAAAGCAAACGAAATTTTAAAAAATAAATTTTGGATCATCGAGGATGCTGACAGTAAGACTAAAGTTGGCACGTTATCCAAAGATAATGATAATAGATATATGTACAGTTGCGACACTGGTTCATACTTTTATGATAATAAGAACCAAGTAGAAAAGAGACTTGGTGAGATACTATGGACAAAAGGTAGTATATCAGATAAACCAGATATCAGTAAAGAAATATATAAACTACCTACTTCAACTACACCTTACAATGCTATGTTTGATTTAAAACGTAAATTTGCATTGTTTACAAAAAGTAAAAAATCCAAGAGCCTATACTGTGCAGGTTATTTTTGCATTAGTTTTGAAAAGGGTTGGGTAAAAAGTTTTTGTCCGAAGTTAGTTACACTAGAGAAGTATCAACATAAAGGACCATTTAAGACTGAATTAGAAATGCGTCAGGAGTTAAGTAATGTCAACAGAGGCTAATTATAGTTCACACGATTGGCGTAAGAACACAGATGATGCCATTGTTGTTGCTTCAGATATAGGAATCAAATTAGAAGTAAACAAAAGCAAAGTAATCTTCACTAATCCTAAGACACTTAAAACTGAAGAAGTAGATGTTTCAAGACTTGTTAGAGTATTTGTAAATAATAGAGATGATCTAAAAAGGAGTGTCAAATAATGTCAGAAGTTAAACCTTTAAATCCTATTCCGCTACAACAGTTCATTGATAGAGTGAAAGTTGCTGATGCTAGTAAGCAACCTGAGATTAGACTTACACTACAAGAATCTAAGATACTTGCATTTACACTAGGCGAAGTAATGTCTAGATTGCATGGTGATTTAGAGAAGCTAGTAGATCAACAAAATAAAACAGAAGAAGTCATTAACGTTACCGCAGACGGCGGTCAACAGTGGTAGCAGTTATCCTATAAACTACGTATATTACTATCTCTTTGAGATAAATATATGTATAGAGGATAACAAATGAGCAGACCTAAACCAACAGTTGTTTTAGAAAACATTAATAGAAAAACTTACAAGTCCGAGCAGGTCTTGGAGGCTGAAGCTATATGGGCCGTCTTTTACAAAGATAAACCTTTTAACTTAAAAAGTTCTAACACACTAACAAACTACCCTGGACCTAAATACAAAAAGGTATCTTTCTCTAATCCAGGCCATGCACACAATTTAGCTAAAAAACTAAACGACCTTTTTACAAGCGAAGACTTTACAGTTGTCAAATTGACTTCCGGCGAAACAGTTAAGGAAGAGTAATGAACTGGAAAGAAACCTATACCAAGGTATTCTTGAAACAGGCCGATATTGCAATAAGCGATAGCACTATGGCAGAGTATATGCCTAAGTGGTGGCAAAATACTAGAGGTAAAGAAACTGGTGGTCTTAGATTAACAGAAGAAGGTATGCTTTTCTTAATGGAAAAGATAGAACTAGCTACGTACGAAGTTCCATTTCCAGCAGACTTTAAAATAACTACCCAAGTTATTATATTTTTGGACAAGTTTATTGACTGTCCATACTACCTAACCAATCGTGG